CCCTGGTACACACTTTCTAATATTTCATCTTCTTCAGGTGTTAATGCAGGGCCAATACCTTTTTTACTATTTAATTTCTTTTTTTGTAGATCATTAAGAAGTTTTTTTGCTGCAGATTTACTACCAACACTTACTGCAGCTTTACCAAGTAAACCAGCTAATAAACCTGTACCCGCACTCGCCAAAGAAAAGGCTGCTTGAGGTACAACAAGTCCTACTTTAGATACTTCATCAACAAACCCATCAAAGGTTGGTTGTTCTAAGAACTCTTCAAAGTTACCAATAGGTTCAATAATTGAACTATAACTCTCTTGTAGCCGATTAGAATAATTAAGTCTTTTCTGTGCTTCATCCTCATTACCAGCTATAAAACTAGCAATAGCACCAAAACCAGCAACGTCAGATTTTACCTGTTGAGCCCCCGCTCTTACAGATTCGGAAAATTGTTCGCGGAAACCGACAGGTTTTGCTAGATCGGTTCTCCCCTCAAACTCCTCCATTCTAGCCGCACCTCTTGAAAGTGCCTCAGTGTCTGCGGCCATTTGAGCGAAATATTGAGCAAGCGCATTTGAATTTTCTGCCACACTTTACCCCCCGCCCGGCATATTAAATTTATTTCTTTGTAGTCCAAGCTCGACTATAAGTGGTATAGCAGGAGCACCTGGGCCCTCAAGAACTGTGTTAATAGCAACCGCGTTTCCTCTAATTGCTTTACCCCCTTCATCCATAGGAGCAAAATAAGCAGCTTTAGTAGGATCATTAGTGCGATTGTATTGAGCATCCCAAATTTGAATATTTGGTTTGAGTGATAAAGAAGCACTTGCTGGCCCCTTTGCTTGTCCAAAAGAAAGAATCTTATCAACCCAAGTTGGTTTGCCTTTTTCGTCAAAGAATGTTTTTAGATAAACGCCTGCTGCATCGGCAAAAGCTCGCATATCAGCTTGGGTTTGTATTTGATTGCTCTGGGCTCTAAGTTCTTGTCCAATATCTATTCTTTCATTAATATCAAAGTTTGGTTGAGACATCTCTGTAATAAACCCTAAAAAGTTTTTTGTAACATCAGACATGCTGGTTGGTGCGCTAGCTTGACGCCTTTCAACATCTAATTTCCTTTGTTGCTCAACACCACTTAAATCAAAATAACCAGTCTCTTTAAACAAAGCTAATTTATTTCTAAAAGCTTCTGTTCGTTGATCCTTAGGTACAGAAGCATAAATATCCAACATAAGAGAGTCCGTAAATTTTTCATCAAATGAGTTTGGTTTAGTGCCTACATTGAAATATCCAGAAGTTTTTGTAAGTAGGCTTACAATACGTTCTTGTTGTTCTTGTGGTACTGTTTGTCCCTGCGATAGCCTCTCTAATATTTCTCCTACTTTTTCTGAATCTTTTGCGTTTATAGCTTCTCTAAGCTCTTTTCTATCAGAGGCAGATACTGTAATTGAACTATTTTTTGCAACGTCATTTTTTTCTTTTTGGGGTATAGAACTAGCATTAATTTTATTAAATTCTTCTGGATTACTATACTTTAAAGCAAACGCATTTGAATCTGCTTTAAACTCGTCATACAAACTAGGGCGTGCAGCAAAAATTTTATTTAGTTCTTTTTCCTTAGTTGAGTAAAAAGAACCGATATTTTTTGTTTGTGTTGTTTCTTCTGCAGTTGCGCCCGGCACATCATCAATACTATTTGCTGCCTGAACAGCATTTTGTTTTGTATTACTAATAACTTGTTTAAGGTTATTGTTAGATGCTGTTTGTAGTCTCTCCTTAATTAATTTTTTTTCATTGTTAGATAAAGTTTGTTTTTGTTCCTCACTAAACTCAAAGTTAGGCTCAAAATAAAAGTCTTCTGGCAAAGCTTTTTTCAAAGTTGCTGCATTTTTACTAATTCTTACGAGATTAGCGAAATCTCCTACTTCTCCTTGTACCCCTAGTTGTCCCGAAGGTTTAGTCCCTGAGGGGTCTTTTGCGGCATCAATAACCTCTTGTCCTATAGTTTGCGTCGATAAAACTGAATCAGGCTGATCCTGCGGGGGTTCTTCTCCCTCTGTAACTAATCCCGCTTCAAAACCACTAGCGTCAAGAAGAAACTTCTCTTTTGCTGATCTTCCTTCTTCACTGGTATCAAAAGCATATCGATTTAAAACATTGTTTGTATTAGGTGTTTGGAGTGCTCGTATTTGACCCCCCTCGCCTATCTTTTGACCAACAAAATCGTTTGCCTCTATGTACATTTTTTCTAGGGTTTCTATAGGTAGTTCTTGAAAAGTGTTCTCTTCTACTGCTTCTTTACCACCAAAACCAAAAAGTTGTGCTACTTTTCTGCCAGCAGCAGTAATTGGCGCAGTAAAGCTTCTATTTTTTTCTTTGTCTGCAATACGTAGTTGTGCTTGAAACCCCCCGGTTTCCGGGTTGTATTTTAAAGTACTAGGATCAAATTCTCGGGTTTCTTTTTGATTTGCCCCAAACCATATAGGAGCAATCCCAGTATAATTAAAAGCTCTTTCTACGCCGCCTTGTGGTCCGTATACATCAAAATACGCCTGAAAACGGTCTTGTACATCCCCGGGGTTATACTTAGCTTTATATGCTTCAAAATCTTGCTCAGTTTTTAATAAGCTATTGGGGTTGTCTTGTATAAAATCAGCATAGCTTTTGTTCAACTGTTGGTTTAACCGAGTAGTTTCTCTAGAAATCTGTGTGCCAACTTCTCGTGTTCTGTTTACTGTGTAAGCTTCTGCCTCTTTAAATGTTTTAAAAGTTGGTTCTGCCATTATATTCTTCCTAAAAGATTCCCTACTGCACCACCAATACCCCCTAAAAACCCATAGTGCTGAGATCTAGAAGCTGCTTTTGCATTTGCGTAAGCATTTTTTCTTTTTACATCTATATCACCTAACCCAAGTAAGTTAGATAGGGCACTTTGAAAATTTTGACTCAGTAAGCCTATGTTTGCTCTATTAACTTGCTGATTAATAGCTTCATCACTTCTTATAGCCTGAGTTCTTGCGCCTGCAATATTTGCTTTACCTTGTATTTGCCCTAGCTTACTTGATTCTTGTGCCTCGACTGCTGTTTGCTGTACACCATATCGACTACGTTCTCTTGCCGCTCTTTGTTGCGCCGCTTCATTTGCGGCTCGCGCATCAGCTTCTGTTTCAGCAACTGTATTAACTTCTTCTGGAAGCAGATTAATTGTTTCACTTACGGGTGGAGTATAGTCAGTTATGTTCGTCTCATATGGATTAGCGTTAGTCTTAGTGACTTCAGGTTCTATTTGAGTAGTTACGTTCGCTAATGTAGATTGAAATAATTGCATTTTAACTAAAAGCTAGCCCCGACCCTTTAGAAGATTGAAGAGTTTTAATATCTTTTGGGGCATAATCTACTTTTGCTAAAGAAGACCCACCAAGAGTTGGGTCCATAATTGCTTCAAACAAACTAGGTCGTTCTGCTGGTACTGCCATACCCTTTGCATCAACCGTATACCCCGGATCTTTTGTTAACGCTTTGCCCGCCGCAGTTAACCTGCCGGATATAAAACCGCTCGCTGTGTTATACAAAGCCCCTCGTTTAGCTAAATCTCCTTTTTCTTTAGCCGCGGCTTCGGTTAAATCTATGTTTGCAATTTGGCCTGTTTTTCTAAGTTCACCTTTATCCTCTATCTGCTCTTTACCTGAAACAGCTTTTGCAACATCTACGTCTGTTTGTACCTCTTCAGCTGTACCTACTCTTCTACCCGTCGTCATATCGGCGACAGCATTAGATGCAAGTTGTGCAGTTAGTGCAACATTTTTTGCTAGCCCTGTGTCAATTGTAGTTGCAACTCGTTGTTCTCTATCAGCGGCCGCAATACCTTGTTGAGTTGACACCCGATCCATTTCTTTTTCTTGGATTGCTGTAGTTAACTCTGCATCTAACCGATCACGTAAAGCGTTAACTTTAGGGTCCAGTTTTGCTTTAAGGTTTTTCTCAGCTTGAGTTTCATTGAGAAATCTACCTTTTTTTACCTTTCTTCTGCTCATATTTTATAACTCTTTTCTAAATGTCGATGTGACTAATTTAAAATCAAATTTCTCGGCGGTCTTTTTCCACCCTTGTCTACTGGATTCAAACTCTATTGCGACTGCATTTAAGGTTTCTGCTAATCGGTCTAAAAAGTCAAATCCTACTTTTATATAATTATACTCTGGTTTTTGATAACTTGCCCAGACAAAAAGCGTTCCAATGCCACTTGGGTCTGTTACAAACTGTGTTATAACAAAACCTACGTATTGATCCTCTTCATAAAACATATATAAAGTTGAATCACCCTCTCGTAGGGATAAGTAAACGTCAGCTACAATCCAATCAGAATAACTTTTTTCTCTAATCTTTTGTAGATGAGGTTCAATTTTTTCAAAAGAATACTTGAGCTCGTTTGGTGGAATCCGTTCAATTGAAACCCCATCAATAGTCAATCTCTGAACCATATCTCTTATACCTTTTACGTGGAGACAATCCTACTCCACGGTATTTTACTAATCTACGTACACCTAAATCACCGCCTCGTGCTCTTTGTTCTGCTTGAGTTACTTCTTGGTTAAATAAACTTAAGTAATCTGCAGCTGCACGTGGGTCAGTCCAATCTCTTGCTGGGATTCTTAACAGTCTATATAAAGTACCATAAATAATCCCATCTCGATAATCGTTTGAAAAATCAGTACTAATATTGTTCGAGGTTCTAGTTGGTTTTAAAGCGACGCTTATTTGTAAACCATTTGTAACTGTTGAGTTAGGTACTGGTACAACCCAAAAAGTATCTGGGTTTTTTTGTAAATAAACTTGAGGCAATGAAGTTTTATTCCTCCAATCTGGATAATTTAATTCTAAACTTCTTGGACTAATTGGGTCTAAGTCGTCTCCATCATAGGTCATCCATAAAATTTTGTGGACATCAGTACCTGCAGGTTGATCAAACTCGTATTCATACACACCACTTATGGTTGTAATCGGGTCAAGATCAAATACATAGGCACTAGATCGTTCACACAATTCTATGGTTGCTGATCTGAGAGTAGACTCAACTAAAGAGTCTGGACAATTAGGAACATAAGGTAAAACTTCTCGGACTAAAGAACTAAAATTTGCCATTATTGTGGTACTCCTACGGTTCTACCTGTCTCTGCATTTCTATCTAAGTTAGGGTCTAAAATAGCTTCAGCATTACCCCCACCAGAAATACTACCTATAAATAATTGATAATGAGTTGCTGTTCTCTGTTGATTACCAGCAAACTCTGCATCTTTTAAATAAGCTCTATATAAAACAAAATTTAAAATGGCATTACCATAAGTATCTTCTAGGTCTATTGTGCTAGAAACAGAACTTAAATCAGTAGGTAGTTTTGAGTATATTAATTCAACATAGGCATTAGAACCTGATGCTACTCCAGGATATACATAAAACTTTTTAGGATCATCAGGATCAAACAAATAGTTTTTAATAATAGAACCATGCACTGAAGAACCCGTTACTGTTGGATCATGCCAATCTGGTTCAATAGAGTTTAATAAGTCTTCTTCTACAATTCTAATTGACTTAGCACCAGTAGCATCTGAGGCTGTCCCCGACATATTTCGAGTTACTTTAATAAGACGAAGTCCGCCGGAAGGCAACGTTTGTTCTGTTCCTGTTGACAACTGAAGATTTGCATGGGTAGCAGTTGCTTCGGGTCTAAAATTAACAATCTCGCGTTGTGCATCATTAATATAAATTAATAATTCTGCATCAGTCCAACGAACACCAGAGCTATCTTGTAAGGTAAGTCTAGCTCTATCAATAATATTAGTGCCCGTTAGTGTTCCCATTATTTCTTAGTTGTTTTCTTCGCTGGTTTTTTAACCGGCGCTTTTTTTGGTGTAGAGTCTTCTACTCTAACCTCGCTAATTGGTTCGCTTGGTTTTTTCTCTTTAATAGAATTGGGCTTAACTTCTGTACACCCTTCTTGTAAACAAAAAATACCTATATCTTGTCCAACTTCTTTTGGTACGCCAGCTTCCAATCTGATTGATGCGCCCCAGGTGGTTGATATATACCTGTCTATGTCTGATACGATGATCATAATTTACTCCTAAAAAAGGGGTGGCTCAAAATGAACCACCCACAAAAGCATACTTAGTATGCAACATCCAATCTAATAACACCAAAGTCTTCAACGCCACCATTGTAGTCGCTGTTGTACTTAGGCTTCTTAAGACCGAAGATTTTGCCAATAGAGATACCGTTTTGGTTCCCGTAGTCGAAGGTGTCTTCAACAATTTCAGGAAGTCCAATATCTGCCATAGCAAGAGCTTGTGCTCCACAGAATAAAGCAGCAGAGCCGTTGATGTCAGCATCAGCGCCCCACTTATATCCAGCAGAACCGGCATTTGAAGATGTTCCAGTAGTTGCATTAGCAGTGTTAAACACATGTCTAAACTCATGGACCATAATGCCGTCAACCATCAAGCTTGAAGAACCTGAGAACAAGCTGTTGCTTGGTCCTCTGACTCCAGCATTTCTGACGTTAGCCAAGAAATCTGAATCAAGTTTAAGGTCAGCCATTACTTGTGGAGATACAAAAAGGTGATATACCTCTTCTCCACCAGCACCTCTTACGCCTCTGATATAGTTATCTTTAGCATAAGCTTTTAGAGCAACAATACATTCATAAGTAATGGTATCGGCTGCTTCTACAGCAGTTACGTCACCAGCTACTAAGCCTGAAGTTGCATCCCATCTTCTGTGTCTATTAGAAGTTGGTGCAGTTACATCACTTCCAAACGCAAGGTCACCAAGATTTTGTCCTGAAGTCAAGACAGGTCTTAATGCACCACTGTTTTTAAGTGTGTAGTTAATACCAGAAAGCGATAAAAACGCTAATTGGTCAATACGATCAGCCATTGCATATGCAAGTGCATCTCGTGAGTGCTCACGGAAATTAACAACTGATTTTTGATCAGCTAATCTACCCGCAAGTCTATTAGCAAATCTCAATTGATCAAGTTGTACAACGATGTCGTAGGCTCTTAAAGTCTCTTCATTTCCTTCGAGGGTGTTGTCTCCAACAATACCGTCACCAGTCATATCGGCAAGAAGTGTT